CCTCCTTATATTTATCGTTAAACTTACTCATTAGTGTCTACCTCAGTCACCTCTACTCGGCAGTATTTAGAGTCATCATCTATATAATGTACCTCGGATAGCTCTCTGAATATCTGCTCGGTAGTTGGTCTATCGTCTTGGATTATGTGGAAGTTGAACGGCTCCTCAATCTCACGCTTAACATTTATATGCCACACCTTGCTCATAGCTCCTCCTTAATTACTTTACGAACATCTGCTAGGGCTTGGTTGTAGCCTTCATGCCAGAGCTTTTCCCCATAGATGCCTATAATATCGGTAACCAAGTCTATAGGTACTTCGGGCTCTACTAGCTCCTTACCGACCCAACTCGTATCGTGGGCTTCTGGCAAGCTCTTATCTAGTAGGTCTAGTATGGCTTTTTCTGCCTCGTCTATCGGCTCTCCGAGCGTCTTACCTGACTTCTCTAAATCGAGAACATCATTAGCTAGTTTTAAGAGTATGTTTTGTAGTTTAAGTGACATAATCTTCTCCTACAATCTATATACTGTTACCGCTTCGACCACAAAGAATACGATCACTACTAGTGTGAGTAGCCAGAACCCGAACAGTACACTCATGAATAATACATATAACGCGTAAACATTGAATATGAATATCAAAATACCTAGTATGCCGCCTAATTTTGTTCCTGCCATTTTACACATTCTCCTTACATTCTGAGCAAAAGCCCGTTTCAGTTATTCTTGCTCCACAGCACTCGCTGAGGGTGTATTCGCCATCTACTACCTGGTATTCAATCTCCGGGTATTCGATAACTTCTTCTAATGTCTCACTCATTTTTCCTCCTCGACTGTCTCGAAAAGTATCTCTTGTAGTTCTGATTTAAGTGACATAGTATTTACTCCCTAGTTTACGAACTTAACTTGTTTTAACGTTTCAGTCTTCTTGTCTGTACTCCAGGCATGGCACGTCTGGCACTGGTACCTCTGTCTTCTGCCTGTCTTGGTGTAACTAAACCCTCTCTTCTGCATGTCATCTCCGCCACAGATCGGGCAACCATCAAACAACTCCTCAACTACCGCAATACTAGGGTGGTTCTTCATCCACGGCCTCATGCGTAGGTAAACCTTTTCGAGTAGGTCAACATCCTGCTTGTTGTACTTCTTCATTTTCGCCCAGGCCTTGAGGTCTCCCTCCATACAGCCCTTCCACAGCTCAAATCCTCCTGTGTTCACCTTGCGGCCCACCTTAAAGTACTCCCCCAGGTCATCTAGCTTATTCGAGTTGAAGTTAAAGTATCTCTTGGCGACTTTTTTGGTGTCTATCTGTTTGTAGTCACTCGGCGGGCTCATATGGTGGTAGACAAACCGTGCATGAGTCTTCTTTTGGTCAAAACTATCTCCGTTGTGTGCGATGACAACATCCGCCTGGTCAAACAGCTCCCAAAGCTTCTCGACTACCTCGAAGTCGTCAGCAATCTTTGGGTCGTAGCCTGCGAAGTCCGGTGCAGCAACCACCTTGGTCGTCTTGTCGCCTAGCCACTTATAGGCAAAACAGAGTATTGACCACTCCTCGACGTATTCGATCACATTCTGTTCGTACTTACCCCAAATATAACCAACATTTGGACGAGTTTCTAAGTCGTAGATAAGAACCTTCATTCTTCACCCCTCACTTCCAGCCACTTCTTTTTAATGTTGTGCTTTTGCCACCTAATGGCTTCGGTTGTGTTATAGCCAAGTTTTTCCTTTATTTCCGCGGGGGTTCTGCCGTCTTCGTACATGTCCCAGATGGCCTTTTGTTTGGCACTCAGGCTGTCTACAAGTTTCTGCCTCCGCATCCTGATATCCACAAGCTCAACTATGTCTGGGCTTGAGTCGGGTATCATACCTAGCTGCTCTTCACTTCCGGTCATCTCATCCCAGGTTTGCGAGTAGTCAAAGCTATACTTCTGCTCGTAGGCTCGGTAGGCCTTAGTCTTCATCATCTTTTTGGCTACACCGTACATACCATGCTTGGCTACCATCTTCTCCCACCTGTCACAATCAGCACTTGAAAGGTGGATGCCATCAACCTTCTGCGGTCCTGTTATCCCGTCGACACTCACAGCTGTGCTCCCTTATCGGCTCTCATGCTTGAAAGGAATGACTGCCCCAGGCTGATCCGCCTTTTAATAATGTCTTGTAGGTCAGATAGCTCGTCCGCTGCACGTTGAAAAGCCCTGACATCTCGCTCTAGTGCATTCTTACGCTTATCCTCTGAGCTTAGGCTAGGGTCAAAGAACTTACCTTTCATCTCTGACAGCTCTTCCGCGGCCTGCCGGTACTTCAAACTCACATAACCTGACCATGCTTCACACTCTGCCAGCTGGCCCATGAGTGCATCCCCAAAATCCTTGTTTAGCGGGGTCTTTAATAACTCCCTTACCTCTTCGATCTCTTTCACTTTAACTCCTCCAGTCTTTCTTTTAGTTGAACCTCTAGGTCTAATAAATCCTGTATTGTCTCCTTAAACATAGCCTCGCTTCTAGGCTTGCCGTTGATGTCCTCATGTAACCAAGCATGCTTTTCAGGAAACTTGTCCTTTAACCATTCGGTGCTTGCTACCTTGTTGTTATCAAACCAGTAATGACAACTGTTTGTACCTGGGCCTGCGCACAGAGCCAAGCAGTTATTCTCGCTCCACCTCAACATTCCACCCTTCTTACGTCTGGCTTCGATATGCGCCCACTGGATGTTTGCTCCACCGCCAACCATGCCGCACCTCTGGCAGGTGTACTCGGCCTGTATCTTGCATATCTGTCGGGCTAGGTTGTCCAGGCGTGTGACCATAGTCTTACGGGCTGGTAGTTTTACCATTCCCCACCTGCTATGTACTCTAGTAGTTCTTTCTCGCTGCACTCGTCTACGAACTGCTGGGCGTCTTCTAGAGAACCAAAGGTTCCTGAGTTAAATAGCGGGTCGGTTTTGTATTCGTCTGGGCGGTACACGATTTTAATGGCTATTTTGTCAAAGTTCTTACCTGTAATGCGGGCCTTAAAACCTCGAAACGTCGTCGAGTTGGTGTTTGATACCAGTTTGCCATTTTCGTAAAATTTGGCGTAACATTTCACCTTACAAGTTGTGAGCTTCTTAGCCACGTTGCTTATCCTTAAAGGCTTCAGCAACTTCCCTGGCAGTTTCTTCCCACTGTTCGGTTGTTAGCTCGCGGTACCTAGACTCCTCGCTGATCTCCTCATGCAGGTAACCCATAGCGTTGAACAGTAACCCGCAGATAGCCTCCCGCATCTCGACTTCCTTACCTTCAAAGTCGTAGGTAGGGTAGCCTCGGTGTAATGACCACCAGTCCATAAAATGCCTGTAGGCGGACTTCATGTAGACGTCCTTTGGTATGCCGTTCTGCCAGTTGTCAGAGTCTCTGAGAGAGCCATCTTTCAACTTCCGGTTGGTGTGCATATAAGCCCCGTAAGCTCGCATCACAGGCAGGCTAAGAAAGCCTTCATAGTCATGCTTGTGGTCTGCTAGGTCGCGGTTTGCGCCTGTATCGAACTGTCTGATTTCTGTCATACTAATTACCCTCCTTTTGATAATTACTGTGGTGAAGGCTTTTTTACGAGAGCCCTCAGAACTCGTCTGCTGAGGCAGGGGGAACCTCAGAAGAGCTTGGGTTGACCATCATCGTGGAACGAGCCACGGCGATAGTGGTTGGACATGTGCAGCGGAACAGGCTTGTGGCCGAACATCCGCTTGAACCATCGAGCCACGCTGCGATGGACCTTCGGGGGCTTGCCCCACTCGTAGTCAATCTTCATCGGTACCTCCTTCCACTTGGTCGATTTCGAAGTCGATGTTGGCCATCTGCTTGGCGATGTAGCGGTCGTATGCCTCCAGGTCCCACGGGGTGGGAAGGCGGCGGACCTGCAACGGGAAGCCGAGCTGAAGGAGCTGGTCCAGCAGCTTGCGGCACTCGAAGACCGTGAACGTGGTTGGCCGATTGACGTAGAGGTGGTCGTAGGCGGGGACATCGGTGAAGATGCACACCCAACAGTTGAACTCAGTGAGGACGAACTCCTCACCTGCCAAGTTAATGACTAGCTCTGGGACGTCCATCACTCCTCCTAGATGTGTGGTACTAAGCCGGGCTTTCCGACTTACCAAGGGGCGAAATTCCCTCACGGGGTTTTCCCTGGTAAAGCAAAAAGAGACCGCCGGGATGGCGAAATCTCTTGACATGCCTTATTCAGTTGTTAATAGTATGATACTACAAAGTGCTTACGTTTGTCAAGACTCTACGACACCGTTATCGCGTTTTTCTAGTACAAGGTCAAGAGCCTGGATATCCTCTTCAGTAATCTCCTCCTGCACTAGGTCGTCATCGTCTGGTACCTGGAATATGCCTAACACGAACTTCATCGTATTACCCCTCCATCCCACTTAACCTTCTCAACCTGTTCCTTAGGTGGGTTCTTCTTTATCTCCCAGTCGAAGAACGCCTTTAAGCCTAAGAACGGCTTGATAGGTTCGTTGTACTCTTTGAACTGCCAGCCCTTCTGGGTCTTGGTAGTGAGTTTGAGGATGGCGGTCCTAGCCCTCTTCCCCGTCATCTCCTCGTAAGCCTGCCGGTACGCTGCGAGCTGTAGACCCATGCTGTCGTGCAGGCTTTTAGAGGTCTTGAAGTCTATAATCCAGAGTTCACCGTCTATCTTGCAGATGTAGTCCGCTGATCCAGCGTAGCCATGTCGTTTGCTGTAGACGAACAGCTCGGTCGCAACGGTGGTAGGCTCGAATTTCTCTAGCCACCGTACAAAGCCCTCAACCAACGGCTGTGCTGGGTTGCCAGTATCAGGCATAGGGTTAGCCCATATGAGGGTCTTATTAAGCAGGCCTTCGATCCATCCATGTGTTGCAGTCCCTATATCTGCCCTCTCCCGCATGTACCTATCAGCCTCTTCTGCCCCTACGTTGTCCCGCCACGCCTGGAGTGCTGGCTTGTGGGCAACGTCTAGGATAGTCGTAACAGACCATAGGCCTGGTTTGTGTTCCGAAACCAGCTCACCTTTTGTGTTGTACTTGTGCCTCATAGGAACAGCCCAAAGAACATAAACACCGCCAGCAGGTAGCCTACGTAGAACGCCACCAAGACTAGAACCGTCCAGTATAAAACCTTTAAAACCTTCATAACACCCTCCTTTAATTATTGCTAGGCCCCGAAGGGCCGTTCATGTTCTAGTACCAATGGTTGGCATTCCAGAACGCTACTGCTCCAGCCCAGCCACCATAACGACTATTCACATAGCCAGTCATAGCAACTAATGCTGCTACAGGGTCGTTCCATGCTCCTGCCCATTTGCCGCAAGGTAGCTGCTGCCCTAACCCGCATGCCCCTGAACCTCTGTTCACCGCATTTGGGTTCCATCCTGATTCTCTGGTAACAATCATGTCGACGTATGCCCAATGGACTTCAGGTATTCCTGCTGCCCGCATCCAGTCGGCTTTTGTTCCAGAAGGTTGAGCGATTGGTGCAGGTTTCACAGCCACGCTTGCTGCTACTGCTGCTTGTTTAGCCTTTGCTTCCGCCTGAGCTTGTTCAGCGGCTAACCTTTCGTTCTCTACCCTGATCTGTTCTTCACGCTTAACCAGTTGAGGTTGTATGACCTTTTCCCAGTCGGGCGATTTAGGACTGATCGCGTTTTGTAAGGTACGTGCTACGTGGTCATCTGCTGCAACTTGGTTTTTCACCTGAGTTACGACCTCGTTTAATCCTAGAGCTGCTTTAACCCTATGAGGGTAGAACAACAGACTAAGAGCCAGGCAGGCCAGCAATATGCCTGCAAGGACTTTCAGCGGTCGGCTTAAAATAAGCTTCTCCGTGTTACGTGGTATGCGAGAATCCCGGCTTTAGGCCTTTCATCTCGTTATGGACGAGGGTCAATCCTTGCGGATTGGTTTGGTTATCTGGGAACCAGCCCCCGTTAGAACTCTCATAGTGGACTCAAGCAAGTAAATTATAGGCGCTCAAGGGCGTAAGTGCTCGAGTAACTCCACAAGAGAGTATGTTTGCCCCGAAGGGCGACCCCGAAGGGATATATACACTTGGGCTGGATTCGAACCAGCGTCATGACTCTCGTCAAGTACAACCCAGGCATGAAGCCCAAGGATTCGGTACCATCTCCTCATTACGTCTACCAAGTGTCCTGCTTATAGGCAGGCAAAAAGGCGTTAGCCCTCTTGTCTACTCACTAGCGAAGTTCAGTCTTGCGTACTCTCCGTGGGCCTCTTTGACCGCCTTATCGTAGGCTCTAGCGGCTTCTTCCTCACTTCCGAACGTACCTAGACGTTTCTTGAGTATCTTGCTATCAACCCTGGCATACCACTTAAGCGTCCTAGTCTCTCTGTAAACGCCACGATATTTAGAGTACTTACCTTTAACAGGTCCTTTGTTCATGTTACTCTGAGACGATGTAACAATTCGTAGGTTCTCACGCCTATTATCGGCAGGGTTGCCGTTGATGTGGTCAACAATATCCCCAGGTTTAGCACCTACTACAAGTCGGTGTAGAGAAGTCTGCCGCCGTTTACCATTCTCCATCCATGAAGCTCTAACGTAGCCTTTAGGGCTAGCGTACCACTTAACGTGTACTGGGTTCACCCAGTCGTCATCGACAATGGCCTCTCGACCCTGGTTAAGTTTTAGTATCATTCTTTTCTCCTACTTACGAGGTTAGAAGTGCCTATGTAAAGCACTATCAGACTCTATGTAAAGTCTATGTAAAGGTTCATAGAAGGCAGGTAAGGGGGCAAGCAAGGGTTAATTTACTTTATTGATTGTACTGGAACTGGGTGCTGGCCTTGATTGGCACTAACCTGGTCATGAACCCTTATAGGTGCTATGCAGCCCTGATAAGAAGTTAGACTATTCTCTTGCACGTCGCCATACCAGCCCCAAAGACTTTGTTTTACTAGGTCTTTGTTCGCTTTTAGCACATTTTCTGGCAGGTTCATCGCCTCTATGTGCGTTAGCACTCTACCTACTAGGTTATCCATCTGCCACTGGTTGATAGGGAACCAGAACTCTCCTGGTGTATTAAACCAGTCATATGGCAACGAATCGCCTTCAATTCTCGAAACTTTAACTGACTTAACTTCATCTTCCATACTATCTCCTGACTTAACCTACCCCCGTATCTACCTTCTATGTGTTACTCTCACTCCCAAAGCTAGTTAGTATGGAGTCGAACCACGTTGGGTATTTCACCCATTTCACCGTATCTTCTAACCAGCTTAAGAAGGAGAGTAACTATGTACTGGGCTGCTGCTTCCCCTATCAGGTAAGTCTACGACCGTTAGCCACTTACGCTGACACCCAGTATGTTTTTGTTTTTAGCATTATCGAACTACTTACTTGAGTAAACGTGCGTACTAAACGCTTGTTATATCTCCATGCTTAAAAGTCGCATGTTGTTCATAACTCGTAGTGATTTGAACTTTCCAGCTCCACCACGGTTACGGTTTTTGGTTTGTAATAGTTGTAAAGGTGCTCTGTAGTCGGGGGCGTTCTCAAGGTCCTCGTCTTCAGTGTTGCGATACAGGCTGATGCAGATGTCTGCGTCCTGTTCGATTGAAGCCGATCCCTTCAGCTCTTGGAGTGAAGGCGGACCTGCTTGAGCTCCCGACCGATTGATGTGCGAGATGAGCAGGATGTGAACCTGACTTTCATCTGCAATCTTGTGTAGCTCGTCTGTCGTCGCACTAATGGTTTCGACTAGGTTTGTTCCTTGCCGGGGGACCAACTGCTGGAGCTGGTCAACTACCACGGCCTGTATTCCTAAGTTTGACTTAGCCTCTGCTACGGTGTTTGCTAGAGTCGAGATGTCCATACGCTTGGAATCAGGGTAGTAGATTGGCAACTGCCTAAACTCCTGCTCCTTATCCTCGCCGTACATCTTCAGCAGCCTAGCTGTGTTAAGGTACACCCCCATCTCAAGCGGTAGCTTCAGGATGGGGATTCCCCGCATCGCCATGTTGAGCGCGATGTTCTGGGTGATTTGGGATTTACCAGAGGATGTTCCTCCGTACCACACACTGACCTCACCAAGTTCTAGGCCTCCGGTCATCCAGTCTACCTCCTTGTAGCCAGTTGAGAGTCCTACGATCTCACCAGGCTTGGGGATTTTTGTCTTTGCTTCGTCCACGACATCGCCCATCCGTAGGAGTTCTACGGCCTTGCCACTCATGGGGTCAATCTTCTGAAGCAGTTCGTCTAGCAGGTTACGAGCCTCCTCGTTGGTCATTCTGCGGTTTAAGTGGGATTTAATCTCAATCATCTGAGTAACCCCGATAGTTTTGTGAGGTGGTGTGAGAGGATGTCATCGACCATTTTCTTGGTGGTCTCGTCTGATATCACGTCTCGGTATCTACCCCAGAACTTAACCCACTGTCGCTCGTATTCGATGTCTTCACGTTTCAGGCGGAGCTTCATGTCGCGCATGATTTCTTTGTGTCGCTTTTCGTATTGCTCGGTAATGCTAGGCTGTAGGCTTTCCTTTGTCACTACCGGGTCTAACAAGTTTGTCTGCACTCCTCACCCACCTTTCTTTGACCACATCGTAGCGGAACCTGTAGCCGGTTATTTCCTCGTCAGTCCGTACTGACCTCGTTTTCTTTGGTTGTTTGCGTAGCCAACGCTCGTAGTATTTCCGCATGTAAGACATGGGGAGTTTTACGTGGACCGAAAGCCACTTGTCCTCAGCCATGAAGTCGATGTAATCCTTAACCATGTAGAGGGAAGCAAGTGTGTCTCGCTCCATTCTGTTAAGGGTAAGTTGGTACAACTCCCTAGCTATTCCTTGTTCGAGAGACCGTAGCTTACCCGAAAGCTTGATACCAAGTTTCTTCTCCGCGTAAGATACGATACTCTCTGCTGGTGACGTGGTGTCACCCCGTAATGTATTAGGTTTATAAGTCTTACTATCTTTATAACCTTCATCCTGGGATGACACGGTGTCACTTTTTTCAATGTTCAATGTCCAATTATCGAAGTCTTTTTGGACTCCCAAAATGTAACGCTCATCGTCAATTCTCTGCTTAAAAAGCACCTTTTTGGCGATTAAACCTTCCACCGTTTTAACAATTCTGTCCGTTCGGTTTTTGTTTATCGGCCCTAGCATATATCGAATGTCGTGAACGGACATTTCTGCGGACTTTTTATTGACCCCGTACGTCATGTCGATAACCACGTCCAGTATCTTCCGCTCCAATATTGTGAAGTCGGTCTTGTAGATAGCCTGGAAGAGGCTCAGGGCAATCGTTACGGAGCCGTCTTCAACTTTTGGCCTTGCCATTGACAAGACCCTCTATTTGTTGCACGGCATCTACCATTACTTGAAACAATTTATCTTTGTTGTCAAGAGTTGGATTTCGCTCGTAGGCGAGGCGGTAGAACGCCACACCGTCGAGGTGAATTCGTATCATACTTTCTTTCAAGTCTGAGTCTGTTATTCGTTCCACCGCACCCTCCTTTTCTTACTTAACTGACTGACTTAACGTCGTCGCCAAAGACCGCCTTAACAGTGTCTAAGTCTTCGTCTGCACTAACGATGACATCGACTGGCTTTTGGTCTTGTGCTGGCTTAAGAAATGTGTCGGCGTATTGTTTAGTAACACCATCACGTTCTTTGTTTGTCAACACTACTCGTACTGGCTTGCCTTCCAACTCTACTGGGTCGAGCTCTGCTGGTATTTCGCCATAAAGGGCTACTAAGAGCTTTGCTAGGTTCCCTTTAGGGTTGAGGCTAGGCGTAAACCACTTCTTGTAGACTTGTCCGTTGCCTTCACCTTCTTCATCGTTTACGAACGGTACAACCAACTTGGTCTCTTTACCTGTCCGATCGTAATTGTCGGTCTCGACAATACTCGTCTTACCAATGTGCATCTTTAAAGGCTCACCCTCCGCGAGTGGTGCGTAATCACCGCCTCCGGCCTTCAAAACCATTTCGCCTTTTTCAAGGTCTTTTTGTTCGTGTTCCATTATCTAACTCCTACTATTAATTGACCTTTTCCCCGTTCCATCCAGACAATTCTTTTTAGCTCGTAGCCGTATATCACGGTCATCAGCTCATCCCAGTCTTTTACACGGTATATTCTTGTCATTCTTTTTCTCCTTGTTACCTAACCGCCATAGGCTGGGCACCATTGTGCCGCCGCCAGGCATGCCGAGAGTTTCGCCGACTCCCAGCCTAAGACGGTCAGGGTTTTATGTAACAAAAAACACTAGCCATAAAAGCCAGTGCATGGTATAATTACCTTGACTGAAAACTCGTGTTTAGCACAAAATCCCGAAACAAAAATTACGGAATTAAGTACCTTACAGGTTGATTAAACTATCTACGTCGCGATCTGTACCTTTTGCGACGTGATAATAACTAATATACCTGAACACGTATGTTCAGTCAATGACCAGCTTTTATGGGTTTTTCCATATTCACTTGTCAAAGTTCGTTAATATCGATTATACATAGCCGTTTTGGCTCTGTCAAGACGGTCATGGTTGTTCGGTACTAGCAATATGCTATATTATTTTGCTACCATATAGGTAGATGAATAAAAACCGAACAGAAAGGAGCCCTATGTCAGAACAAGAACTATTTATGCAGCAACGGATAGCTGTTGGCAAGGTAAAATATCGTCGACCCGGCAGGCCCATGAAGCCCGGCAAATATGTGTACGACCCCATCACCCATCGGTTCGGTTTTTTCTTGGGCCTGTGCAATCACTGCCATGCCAAGTTCATTCAACCCAAGGAGGATCTCCCTCCCCTACTTCTCACTATCCATAAGCAGAAGAAGTCTTGGAAGGTACGGCTGCTCAAGTGGCTTGAAAAGAAACTAGCCACGTAGGAGCCACCGCGGGGAGGGTAACCACAAGGTGGCTCACGGTGACTCGTAGGTGGCTACTTCAAGAAGTCTTCTAGCGCCGGTGGTACTTCCCTCCTGAGCAGGGTCAGTGTAAACACAGCCATAACACACAAGCACCAAGGCAGACATTTTGCTAGAGCGACCAAGAACTTCTCGGCCGTCTTATACTTATGTTTACCAGCTACTTCAAGCTTTGTTAGCTTTAGCTTGTACTTCCGCTCCTCTGCTTCCCGCTCGCCCGCTATACGAACGTCCTCAAGGTACTCTTCCCTCTCTCGTTCGGCCGCATCGTGATTTACTTGTAACATTACACCCTCCTTGACATTATGTTCGGTTTATGTTCTTACTGTCGTCTAGTCGCAACTTATGCAGACATTAAAGCTGTCTGGATCGGCTGCCACTACGTTCTCTAAGAAATCTCCCTGTAAAGTGCCATCTAATTTCGTTTTTTCGTCCGTCTGGGGTGTTTGTACCTTTTCAGGATTTAAACGATTTAAAACGTCACTTTTCAGGTGGCTTATTTCCTCAGAATTGATTTCTGTGGACATGCCTTGCCCTACTTCGCGTCAGTTAAAGACTTTTCTACGATTTTCAACGCTGCCATACCCGCAGCACTTGCCGCTGCTAGTAAGGCTTTCTTGTCTAATGCACCCTGCACTTGTAGGGTTACAAAGAACACTGACAGGAATGTGAAAACACTGTTACGTGCTACACTCTTCCACTGGTCTTTTGTGATTGGTGTGAACATTATTTGAATATCCTTGTTATCATGGTTAGTATTGCTTGTACGCCAGCTAGTATCTGCTTTAGAAGGCTGGTTTGTTCAACCTGCCCTAGTTTGATACTCTCTACGTCCTTCTCTAGGTTCTTAACTTCTGGGCTAGTAATAACTGGAGGAGGTGTCGGAACTGGTACGGGTACGGGCTGGCTTGGGGGTGTAGGTACTGGGGCTGGTGGAGCCGAAGGTACAACTGGTGCTGCTGGCTGGAACGATGGCCAGTCATAACCGATGTGGGACGGAATTGAGATGTTGCCTGTTCGGCGGTACTCATCCACATATGGGAATAATAGGTCGCCTGGGCAAGCCGTGGCTACAATCTGTCGGTGGCCGTAAACATCGCCTGTAGAGGCTGGGAACTCAGGGTGCTGAGTGCAGAGCTTGTCTAGGAGCTGGTTAAGGGCTTCAAGTTGTTCGCGAGTCGGCTGCTGGTTCACAGGGCTGTGGAAGTAACCATCAAGCTTAACAGCGATAGAGGTTCGGTTTACAGCAAGGTTTCCTGCGTTCCAGAGCGTAGCTTCGTGAGGTCGGCACCAGAAGATTTCCCCTACGTTATCAATGCTGTAGTGGTACTGAAGGCCAGGGCCTAGAGTGCGGGTGTGTCCTGCTGCCTCTTGGCGTAAGCGAGCCATAGTATCATAGTCATGCGGACGGGTAACAGCGTCATGGTGAATGATAATGCTTGTGATGTTCCCTACTGGTCGACGTTCAGGTGGTGCAGGGTTAATAGTCGCGTCGCCACGAACGTCTGTTATTGGGTAAGTTTTCATTGGTTGTCCTCGATCTTAGTTAGTAGCTCGACTATTTGTTTTTGGGTTTCTAAGATGCCAGCCTGTGTGTCCTGGATCTGCTTCAGGGGCAGGTCTTTGAACTCTTTTACTTGTTCCTTGAGTTCTTTTATCTGACCTTGAGATACCAGGTGGTCTGCAGCACAGCGTTTGGTCTCATCCTCTAAGACATCAATACGGACTTGGTAGGCTTTGATAATATTCCATAAGACGCCGGTGACGACCATGGACCCCACCCCGATAAGGGCAGGGGCATATTGAAGAATAATGAGTGGTTGCATAACTTAAGTATTGTCTGGGTCGGGAGGGTCTGTTGGGGTATCCTTTAGAACCACCTCGCCATCCTCCAATGTCGTGTCTAGAATGTGGGATGGTATGTCGGGGTTAAGTATTATGTTGGCCACATCTTCTGAAGCCACTACCCCGCTAGCACCTGCGAAGCTGGCAGCCTCTTCCATCTCTGGTGTCCCAACAACAGCCCCGGCCACTGTACCGTCCTCGCGGTAAAATATCTTCACGATATAGTCTCCTTGAATGCGTATATTTTGAAAAGGTAGTCCTTGGCAGAGATAGTCTCCCCCGATATCGACACGGTGCACCCGAAGACCGTTGGGTAGCCCTCTACGACACACATTCTAAATAGGCCGTGCCCAGTACCAGGGGTGGCGTAAGCAGTATAATCAGGGAACCACGGGGTAGAGGCATAACTATTGCCATCCGTCGTAGATACAAAGCCAGCGTAGGCTGGCGAGTACCCAAGGTTGTGCTCCACTGAGCCGTAGGCCGACGTGCCCGTAGTCCCAGGGTGCGACACTGTTACGTAGTAGATGCCCACTATCTTAAAAAGGTTAAACGCACTACTCATGACGAGCTGGGAGTCTGTCGCGGTATTCACGTTCACCCCTTGCTGTGATACCTTTATGCCCTGGTCTATACCGGTGCCAAAGCCGTCTTTTTGGTACCCTACGAGTACCTGTGGTACGCTGTTATTGCCGTCTATTGTTGGCGCAAGCCCAGCTGTGTTGCTGGCAGACACTGGAGTTGTCAAGGCGTCCGGGCTAACCGCTTTAGTATCTATAGTATGAATTGCCATCTTATAATCCTTCCTTAGGTGGGTTAGTAACCAGCCGTATAGCCTCTCTACCAGTTGTGTGAACCTTGACATCTATGGCTACAATCCTTCTTACGCTATCTAACTGTATTATGTTGTCTTTTATGCGAAGTGTGATAGTATCGCCGAGACCATATTGGCCTAGCGGGTAGGCCCGTTCGTTCAGGGTCACCTGCACTTCGCCATCTGGTGTTGAAGTATTACGTAGCTCTTCAGTTAGGCGCGATGTCAAGGCGTTCTTGTTCTTGACGTCTATGTACGCGGCAACACCTTGAATCCGGCCGTACTTCTGTATTGAGGCATCATCTGTTTTGCTTGTATGAAGGATTTGCCCACCATAATCCGCGGCTACGCCAGTAATATCATTGGCCATGTTTGCCCCGTCAAGGATGACATTATAGTCATCTATAGAGCCATAGTTGCCATACTCAAACACAAGGTTTGGCTGCTTTGTGCCTATGAACTGTTTGAAGTTGAATACAAGGTCTTTAGTAAGCTCAAAGTCACAGGCTGGGTAGTTAGCAAGCATTTGTAGACAATATAGTACATCCCGGTAGTCGAACTGGATTGTCATATCGCTACTAAAGGTCCAAGCCCCTGTAAGTGGCGCCCCCGCCGCAGTCACATATCCTGCTGGGAAATTAGGGTTCTCTAACACGCCAACCGTCACCTGCTTAAGGATGTTGTTTGAGTCAACAAAACTTTTTGTCTCGGTCATGATGGCCTGAACCGCATCGGCCAATGTCCCTGTGTTAAATGCTCGGTAGTTGTCCTTGCCGTCCCCTGCCGTGACTGAGGCATCGTGCTTTATTAGAACGGTTGTAAGCATGTAAAGGTAGGTTCGGGCTTCAACCTCAATATATTTAGAAGTTCTGCGAGGGTTGCGAACTATAATGCCCGACCAAACTAAAACACCAGCCCTATACACCCTTACATGGTTAAAGAACGGCTGGAGGATGTCCCCAAACTGAGTAAACATAGGGTCGTCTTTAGGTACTCGGAACTTACAGGTACCCCAGTTTGAGAGTGCGTCCTTGTATTCCAGCCACATGTTCGCCGTGTTTAAGGGGGCGAAGTTCTTAACCTGTGTAATCTTCGTCCTGGTCTTGTCTAGGATTTCTATCTTGTAGTTAGGAGCCATTGGGGTCTCCTTAAGCTATCGTGTAAGAAACCGAAAGCGATACCTCGTCGCCGTTCCCCCATGTAAATGGTACTGTGGAGCTAGCTGCACCGCCGAACGAGGCATAAGTACCGCTTGCCACAACTGGCCGCAGGCTTACGGCCGACGAGCTATATGTAATCGCAGCGACGTATACGTTGTTACCAGAATCGAGGAAGACCCCGGAACTGTTCAATGCGCCATCGGAGCCAAAGCCAGTGTTCACTGCGACCGGCAGAGTTAGGCTCGGCGTTCCAGATACTCCGGCACCGGCGAGGACATACTTGGCCTCAACATGGGCGACTCTACCCACTATACTGAACCTCGCATAAGTAGAAGTCCCACCAGACAGTGAGGCCCAAGTTGGCGTGAAGTTGAACACCTGCGGGAACCCTACTGGTGTAGCTCGTTTACTAAAGCATGGTGCTGCGATTGTAGCGTTTGCAATCGTATAGTCTGAACCACCGTTTAAGGTAAGAGTTGTAGCTGTGACGCCAGTAACGTAGGCGTACTTCCATACCCCGCTTTGCATGTATTTAACCTTGTCACCTACTGAGTATTTGAAGGCTGCACCAGTTGGCACAGTGACAGATGTCGCGCTCAGGTAGGTCCAAGTTTCGTTAGCCTGTTGCCATCCGTCAGTTTGGCTATTTACAGGTAGTCTACGGTCGGTTACGTTGGCGTTGGCGATACTTACAGCACCGTTTGACACAGTCACAACAGCTATTAAGAGTGCATTGGCTAGAGCACCGTTCGAGTCGGCGTCCTGAGTTGTAGACCTCTGCGCAACCAGAGTTACTACGTCCGTACCGTCGGCGGCAGGGTTGTTCAGTTTGTCGGCATCAACCTTTACATATATGAAGTCGTAGCGTGTAGAGCCTGTAGAGTTCGCAGTTATGGTAACGTCTTCACTAGAGGTCATCTTTACGCGGATGTTCTGGGCTGTACCGCCTGTAGGGGTAGCTGAAACGTAAGCCTGGCCAGCACTGACCGCTACGGTCATGTTTGGTGAGCCTTGGGCGTTTACTGCGAATGAACCTGTCGCTGGTGACACGCCTGAAGTGTTAGTGTAAGACCCTACGATGCCGGGAGTTAAGAGGTCTGTTGCGACAACATTAAAGCTCTCTGCCGGTGTAAGGTAGTTAGAAGTTCCTGATTGAATTACGGATGCCGTCTTTGTTGCCATTAGATTAACTCCACTAGGATAAATGCCTGGCCTATAGACGTTGCTGCATCGGCCGACATAGTAACAGTTCCGCCCCCGCCCTCAACAGCAAGCGATAATTTGTAGGTGTGCGAACCAGCTGTGGGGGTCCCGATGTAGTAGGCATCCATAGGCGTAGACCAGCCTCCTGTTGTACTTTGGTTCGGTATTCTGGTGGCGTTCAGCATAGTTGAGCCTTCTCGGATTTGTAATTTAATAAGGTTGGTAGTGCTACCCTCGACGTGCACGTGGCCGTGTATCCGAATTCTTCTACCTCCGGCAGGGACAGTAACGGTGACTGAGAGATTAGTCAGGTCCGTTACTGATGATATGCCTGATTGGTTGGCTGTTGCCTCAGAGTACCCAAGCGTTATTGCGTTCGTAGCAAGCATAGGTGCAGTGACTACGTTATTGCTAGCCGTGCTTGTAGTAAGGTTAGTTGCGCCCGTTCTAGTCCTACTGTCAGTAATGTTAGCGTTCGTAATAGAGCTTGCACCGTTTGCAACCGTAACCACCGCTATGCAGTAGCCATACGTAGGAGGGGTGCCGTTATCTGTAGAGGCTGAAGTAGAGCGTGAAGTTGTAAGGGTCGCTACATCACTCGCATCGACTGCTGGGTTGACCAACTTATCGGCATCGAGCTTTAGGTATATCCAGTCGTATCGAGTGCCACCAGTAGCATTGGCTGCGATTGTGACATCCTCTGTAGCATCCATTGTCACACGGAAGGTTTGTTCAGACCCACCCGTAGGAGTTGCAGTAACGTAAGCTACACCATTCGTAACCCGCACATCCATGGTAGGAGTGCCAATCTGGTTGACCGCAAAAGCCCCAGTGGTTGGAGCAACCCCTGAAGTAGCACTAATAGCACCGACTACACCTTGGGAGATGAAGTCAGTAGCAATGCCGTTAATTTCAGCAGATGATGTTTCGTGGTTATTAGAACCGCCGGTAACGATAGAGACGAGTTTTATTGCCATATACTTCTAGTATGTCCTTATTGAGTTAATTCGTTAGCAGGGCTCAAGCAATAGGCCAAGCGTCGAACCAGGCTACATCACAGTAAGAGCCCACCCCAACAGATGCCCCAGTATAGGTTAGGTCGTTCTGTCCTGGTCGTAGGGTAAATAACTTAGACCCAGAGGTTAGCTTGCCATAGACGTTCTGGTTCATAGCCGTAACGCTCAAGCTGTCTTGGTCGTAGGTTATGATCGCTGCATCAGAGCTTGTAGGGAGGTTTATATCCAGCTCTATGTACTCGCCTGTTCGACGGTTCACTACCTTCGGTCGAGAGACCGGACCGTATATCTGAATTGTCGGGAAGGCGTCTACATCCCCGTCATTAACAGCTATGGTGTTGCCGCTGCCTCTTGTGCCACCAAATACCGTCGGAAAGGCTAGACTGAAGATGCTAGAACCACCCGACTCAGTAGATGGTATTGACATAGGTATAATAGCTGGTATAGTAGCACCACCCAGTTGGTTGACTGTGTTGATACCTAGCTGGACAGTCTTACTCTCCTGGCTGAGAATATGTGGGTATTTTATCTTACAGACTAAGCGGAAAGGCTGCTTAAGACCTTGGCGGGTGCTTTCTGCCATGTCCACATACATAACCTTCAGGAATACTTGCTTACCTACGTTCTCACTCCACTTATGGGGAACGTAACCACCATCACTCTGGGAGTCTTCCTGTTGTACCTCTAAGGATGCTAGCTTGCGGAGGACTTCCCTACCCGTGTAGTAGTCAGATTCAGTATTGGGGTACATGGTCCCCTCGATGATGAGATACATCTTCCCTATAAACGATTCAAAGTCGCTGTCGCCGCTACCTTCAGGCAGTTTGAGGTCAAACTCCGCGATCTCTCTCCTGTTAGGAGTGCGGGTTTTCATTCTGAAGTAGACAGCCCCAGTATCATCGTTAAACGTGATGTAGTTCTCTGCTGTCCCTAGTGTGGAAGGGTCATAAATAGCCATAGGCTACCCCCTCACTAGCCGTTTGTTTGCCAGGTTCGCTCTTAGTTTCTCAGCCCTACGCTCATGGGTAGCGATAGATGCAACAATCTCAGACATCGTGATGTCGTTACGGAGGAAGCGAGTGGTGAGGTTGCTCTTAAGGTATTCAAAGGCCTCGATGGTCATAAGCTCGATAATATAGGGAACCAGGTAGTCTGGGACGGCATCGGTAGTTTCTAGTTTCTTCTCGCCTATAAGGTAGAGTGTTTTGCCTCCTGGGATGTTCGTGTAGCCATAGCTAAAGATGAGCAGTCCGTCGACACACTCAAAGGCTTCACGATCGAAGTAGCGTGTGTAGCCGTAGTCGTTTACGTCGTACCCTACGTCTGTAAGGTTGCCCATGAACCCGTCTGGAATCGTGTAGGTAGGCTGGTTCGCCACGACAGTAAGGCTAGAGTCGCGTGTAAGTTTAGTGCAATATTGGTCGTCTAGTGCTGCTGCGTAGAACTCGTCTTTCTCTCCGGATGAGAACGTGGTGTCTTCAGAGTCCTTCATGCGAGTGTTGAAGCGGCTCAGTATTGATGCTGGAGTAACGGTTGCCATATACCTACAGTATGTAAGTTAAAGGGGTCTTTGTTAGCTTAGGCCGTCTTTAACCAGAACATTAGTCAGGCTGAGGTCTGCTTGATGCTTACCCATCGTACTCGCCTGAGTATTCGCGTCTGGGTAACCCCATACAGCACTAGGTACTACCGAGAAGTCAGACTGGACCATAATCTGTGAAGGTTGGCCTTCGTCCCATAGGTCGAGTCCAGCTACCTTGTTGCCCGTGCCAGCGTCATACAAATCGTCAACGAAGAAGTACGCACCAGCGGTAGCAGTAACGCCCGTTATTCTAACAATTGCGTAACGGGCTACTGAGCCTGAGTAATAGGCGGAGATGTTGAATGGTAGCCACGCTAATGTAGTAGTCGGGAACGTATATGTTGCATCGGGGGTGGCAGTAAGGAGCGTACCTGGCAAGAATAGTTCGACCTTGAGTGTACCGCTTGAAAAAGTGGCATTACGGTAGACATACCCGAAAATGCCTACCTGAGAAGTGGGGTTGGCAGGTACCTTGAACGTCCAAGAGGAACCTGTTGTGGCGTTTTCTGGTTTGCTTACTAGGGATAGTGAGCTTGCTGTTCGAACCGTGGTATCGGTGAGTCCTGAGCCAGCACTCCACCAAGAGCCGTAATTCGTGTACCACCTATGCTTAGAGGTGTTGCCATCCATATTTTGGAACTTAGCAATACTTGTATCAAGCTGGTTAAGGTAGTTTGAGTGAAGTATTGCTGAGCCAAATGAGCAGGTATTGAAGTAGTTCTGGTTAAGAGTGCCTGTAACCGCAAATACATCATTCGTGTTAGTGGCTATACCACCGAAACTACAGTTGTTGAATACGTTGCCGATTGCGGAGGAGAAGTATACAGCGTTCTGTCTAGCAGCGTTAGCGGTACAGTTGTTAAACGTGTTCGCAGACGAGGAGAATATACCAAAAACATACCCAGCAGCTGAGTTTACTGCATTGCCTCCGTAAGAGTGGCAGTTGTTGGCTGTGTTGCCAATCGAAGTAAAGCCCCATGATATTAACGCACAAGAGAATGTACTTGATGGGGCGTTGTATTGAAAGCACCAGTTTAGAGTCTTATTACTCGTAGCGTTTCCGCTTATCCCAGACTGACCAGCAAAGTTAGAACCACCCATGTTGTATAGGGTGATGCCAGTGTGTGTTTGTGCGGTTCCATCGTTCTGTCTAAGCAAGAGACAACCACGACCAGTGATGGATGCTTGGTAAAGGACTATACCATCGAACGTAGACAAGCTGGTTGCACTAAGCGTGAGTGACTTACCAGATGAGGAGTCGCTGTATTCCATCCTTGTATAGTCAAAGGCACAGTTTACAAGGGTTGCTGAGTTGTGTGCCCACCAACCTCTAGTAGTATTCTGTGGCTTTATGATGACGTTTCTACTGAGGTTGTTCATGTACGCACCTACAGCGTGAGTCTGGGTTAGAGCTGCTTCAGCACCACCAGCAGTGTTACTGAGTACAAATGACGTACTGGAGTTTCTAGTTATGATGAAGCGAGTTTCATTCTTTAAGTAGTCTGTAGCTCCACCTATTACAACTTCATCTCCAACCTGAGCATCCCAACCTGTCTGAGTAATCATTGGGCTTGCTGCTGTTCCTAAACCTGATGCATAAGTTGTGTAGACATCACAGGTAGCACCAGTGGTAAGAACTTGACCACCGTATACAGTATTCCCAGTAAAGATACCTTGTTCCCCATTAGATGAAGGGCTATCAATTATAAGAGTGTTAATTATCGACTTAGTGGCAGAGCCTCGCATGTCGTAGACACCATTATTCCCTACCCAGATACTACCTTTTAGCTGGAGAGTGGTACTAGCCGAAGTGTCAAACTTGAACGTACCACCGTTACCTATTGTCAATCCAGCACCCATGAACTGCGTTGTCTGCGAAGCACCAGGAGCAGATGCACTACCCCATGCGTTTGATGTTCCTGCGATAGTACAAGTTTTAGGTGTAAACCCAGCGTTATGGAACCCACCAACCCATAAGTCATCCGTTGCACCAATGGCTGCTGCCGTGTCATAGGTAAACTCAAACCACAGGTTAGTTGTGGCGAGCCTTAGTTGTCCAAGCAAGCCAGTACCTACTGTATTTTTAACTCTGGCGATATAAGCTCCTGCTGCTAGTGTTGTGAACTGGTACGGAGTAGTGAAGCGAGCGTAGTTGAACCCAAGCTTAATGTCAGCATAGTTCATGGTTACTGTAGCTTTAGAGACACCAGACTCCATTATTTCAATAGTAATATTACCTGAGTTAGATACTGATGGGAGAGACGAGAAGTTTATCCAACAACCTGTAATCTTGTTGGTCGTGTTGGGTGCGGTTACACCAAGAGAAGATACACCACCTGTAGTGATGTTTACATAAGTACCAAGAATAGCTGCACTACCGAGCATGGTATCGTGTACTCCTGCACTAACGTAGGTTACGAGTGCCACTAGCTAATCTCCATTCCTACTGGTAATTCTTCGCTCTTTGTGTATTCTTCTTGATAAGCGTTAAGTTTAGCCGTGAGTTCTTGAACAGCGGTAGAGGGGCTGCACTCAATAGTCTGACTGGTTAAGATTTGTTCGCCTTCCTCACCTACAATATCGAAGGTAAAGTGTTGATTTAGGTTTAGAGTTAGCTCTGACTTGGCGGTGATTTTAGCTTTCATAGTGTTCCTTTCTAGTAGTAAGTTAATGAGGCCACTAAAGGCCCAGCGATATAACCTTCGGGGGCTGCTTCGGTCTGGGAGTCAATCGTAGTGAAGCCGTGAGTCATCTGGTATGTCTTAAAGCGTGTCATGAGTATGCGTATCCTGCTCTGTCGTTCCAGGTTTTTGTGAACGTGGTTACTCCATCGGCGTAGGTTTTGTCCAGGGCAATAGAAGTAGTATCAAGTTTTTTTATTTGCCAGACAGCACTCGCCGCACTGGACCCTGGGGCAGCCTTCCCGACATAATAGACACCAGTCGAGGGGCTCGCGATTTTGGTGATAAGTTCTGATTTTCCTGCAACGATCGAGCCGTCTGAGTTTACCTTCAGCCGATTTACGGTAGAACCATCCGTCCCGCCGATCTCGACAGACTTAAGCTCGGTATCAGTGTTGAAACCTTTGTTGTCTATGTATTGTGTGCTGTACTCGACAATGTTGCCGTTGGTTCTAGACATTCTCTAATAGCTTCCTTCTAAGTTCCAGGTTCTTTTCTCTCTGGATTATTTCTACATATGAACGGAGTTTCGCCAGCTTAACGTCAAACTTTAGGTTCGGGTTCAGGCTTATCTTCCCTTCCAGCTCGGCCAGGATAGCCTGGTATGTCTGCTTGGTGGGGGCTAACTCCCTAGCCTTGATCTCCGACAGTATGAACGTGTCCACCTCGCTAAGTTCATCTTTGGCGAAATCTCCAAGGCCGGACATGTCGTAGAGGTCTGCTAGGAAAGGCCTCCCCCACTTTGCCTCAAACATATCTATCGGGGCTTCAGCTTTGTCGCCTACTGCTACTGGTTCGGCAGGGCTCGTAGGGCTAAGATTAGCTGCCGGGGTTTCAACGGCTAGCGGTCGTAGAGTGAAACTTGTCGATAATTGTTCTGTAGGCTGCATCCCAGTCTTGTATCCTCTTACTTATGTTGTGGTGTTTTAGGGTGTATTGTTTGGCCTGCTTACCTATGGTCTTGCGTAGTTGAGCATCGTCTGCCAGCTTTGTCAGGTTGTGGTACCACTCCGCTTCGCTACCTGCGAGGAAGCCAGTGACGCCATGTTCAATCTCTTTGTACTCGCCTACACGACTAGCGATTGTCGGGACCTCAAGCATCGAATACTCCTGCCACTTGATGTTGGACTTGCCTTCGTTAAAGGGTCGCTGGACTACAGGGACTAGACCGATGTCGAAGTTCAGCTCGGCGAGTTTGCTCTGCCATTCAGATACGTGCACCCAGTCAGTCCTGAACTCTACGCCGGGTATGTCTTTTAAAAAGTCTGGTAATGTACCTAGCACCCTGAACACAGCATTCGGATAGTTGCGTAAGAACTTCTTGAGTGGTCGGCGGATAATCTTTAAGTCGTCATAGTGAGTCGACGAACCAGCCCAACCTATTACGAGCTTGTCTTCTGGTTTAGGCTTCTTAACGTCCCAGTCGTCGGGGTCTTGACAATTAGGCAAAACTATTACGTTATCATTGAACTTGCTGTAGACCTCTTTGAGCGCGGGAGTTGTGACAGTGATGGCGTCTACGTTCCGCATGAACATCTCAGCGAGTTCGCGGTAAGGAGAGCCAGGGTACCAATACTTATAAGAAGGGTTGGTTTCCGCGACATCAAACACATCATCGTCTATCTCGAACACCACGGGAGCGTTGCACACATCCCTCATAGCCAAAGCCATAGCTAGGGTCTGGGGTTCGTCTGGTCTCTGGTACACCAAGATATCAGCACCCTTAGAGATTGACTCCCAGCTACCGTACTTCTTGTAGTTCTCCATCAGCTCTCTGTCTTCAGTGTTGTCCCCTATCTCGTCGTCATTAGGCAGGACAGGCATTTGGTCTGGTAGCCTAGTGATATCCCAGCCAATCTTTTCTAGGTATTTAGCTTGCATCCAAATCCTGTAATACCCAACGCCAGAATTTTCACTATGTAGGAGCAGTGCCCTCATCGCCGGCCTAGCCTATGCACTGTTACGCCTTCTTGGTCAGACATGATGCCGAATGGGTCGATTACAACAGTCCCCTGTTTGAACTTGTAGTCAGCGAATACAGCGTGTTTAGTAGCGACCACAACTATGAACCTTTGGTTGAGGTTGGGCTCAACGTCGTCTATATATGGGTCGTACTGGGTAAACTCTGCCCCCTTCTCATTTAAGAGGTTCGCTAGTAAGATAGCCGGCGAGCCAGTGGTGATATTTGTCTCAGGCTTAAAGGACTTCCCTAGTATTAGAATAGGTTGTGGGATGTTGAGGCTTAGCACGTAATCAGCAATCCACTCTTCATGCGACTCTCTAGCCTTCATTAGTGATTCAAAGAAGTTGAACTTTACGTCCAGCTGGTCGGAGATATACGAGAGTGCTATATTGTCCCGCGGGTGGCAGCCACCACCGTCAGACATACCAGCCTGTAAGTATCGTGGGGAGATGAGCCTGTCGGTAGCCATACTCCAGGCCTTGTAGATGTCGTCTACGTTCGCGCCGGTCTTCTCGGCAATCTGGCCCCAAAGGTTAGCGAGGACAGTCTTAGTGGTGATGAAGGTGTTATAGCTGACCTTGATAGCCTCGGCGGTAGTGACGTCAGTTACCAGGAGGGGCTTATCGTGGATGGTCTTGTAGAAGTCTTGAAGTAGTTGCGTGTTTCCGTATGAGCCTATGAGAACGAACTCAGGGTTTAGGAAGTCAGCTAAGACGGTTCCCATTGCGATGAAGTATGGGTTATAGACGTAGTTCACCCCCTGCACTAAAGGCTCAATCTCACGCTTGAAGGTACCAGGTAAGCAGGTTGAAATAACTACAAGGTTAGTCCCTGGGGTTACTTGTGAAACAGCATCTTTCAACCAAGTGTAGTCAAAGTCCTTGCGGTCTTCTGGTAGCCTAGTCACGCCTTCATATTGAGGGTCGTGCGGAGTCTGGACAGCACAAAATACGATGTCAGCCCATTCACACAGTTCGTCAATGGACTCAACCATCTCCACCTTAGTCTTGTCCAGGAGTGGTTGTAGCCCTTCTTCCTTATAAGGTATCTTGCGGTCCTTCAGGTAGCCAGCAACGGCAGGGTTCACATCGTAACCCTTGACTTCATGGCCTTTAGTTTCTATGGCTAATGCAACAGGCAGGCCGAGCTTGCCCATGCCTAGAACGCCAATCTTCACTTCATAACCTCCCTTAACTTATTACTATCTTGTATCCTTTCCTCAGCTTTGTTAGCGTACATAGCATCTACACCATCAGTTCTGTGTCTTGTCAACCTCTCCTCGTGTGTGACATCCATAGGGCCCTTGCCAAAGGCTGGGTGCATGTGCTCAGTCAGGACGTCCACGTATTTTCTGCGACCGAGCATGTTCGCTACGTCGTTTAACCAGGTGTCATTGTAGTCAGAGCTGAAGTAAGGCGGGACAAAGTACCCTACAGCGTTGACCCAGTTCTTGTGGATGAAACCGTGTGTGCCGAAGTTCTGACCATTGCCGCCACCGTCATCACCGTGAACAAAGACAATCTTGTCCTCATACTCATTAAAGGCATCCTCGACCTGTGTGTCCCAACCTTGAGTCCTGAAGATGATATCGTCCCCGCAGTGCATATATATTGGTCCCTTGGCCTTCTTCTGACACCTATTCCAGTAGATGGAGAGAACAGTCCTGTCCATGATTATCAGGTGTATAGGCTCGGCTTTACTTAGCTTCACGTAGGCCTCTAACTGAGGGTCGTCGATGTCCACAGCCACGATCATTTCGATGTCATTAAGGTCTTCCGTCGTGTCGACAATGCTATCCCACAACCTTTTTACATTTTCAGGTCGGTTTCTGCTTGGTAGTAATATGCTAATCATTCTGTATTGCCTCCTTAAGGGCTGTTTGATAAATCTCTAGGGTGTGCTGGGCTGGGAAGTCCTTATCCTTCTTCTTCCAGTACAGGAGGCCATCCACTATCACCCTCAATCGTTCAGGGGTTTCCTGACCACCGATAGAAGACTTGTCGATGCTGCCTGGTATCTCCTTAAGCAGTTCTTCGCTCCCCAACACGTCAGGCCAGTAGCCGTAGGGCACACCATGACTCTCCATTATCTTCCAACTGTGGTGGACATGTTCCCACGCGTTCTTGAAGTTCTCGTCCATAAGCCCTACCTTCTCCAGGACGTCTTTGGTATAGAAGGTAAAAGCCCCCACACAACTTGGCCACCACACGACAGGACCGCTAATGTCTATGGCGTGGGAGTTGGCAGGCCCATGGTGGGCAAACATCATGTGGTCTATACCTGTCATCTTGTAGGCTGCTAGGTAGGTTGGGATGACCTTATTGCTGACTGGCATGATGTCGTCCTCCATGATGAATATGAAGTCGCAGTTTCGCTCCTGTAAAGTGGTCAATAACTTGTTTTTAGCGTATGCAACCCCATGATTCACTTTTGCGTCAATTAAAGTCGCACTTTTCAGGTTACATATTTTCTTATATGGCCGTTTATAGTCGACGGTAGAGCCGTCATTGTAGACAACTATCTCATCTACGAACGGAGCGACGTTCTGAACCACATACTTCCAGACCTTCTCTAGGTAGGCAGGGCGGTTATAAGTGACAATGCCGAAGCCTATCTTAGCCACTTAGGGTTCTCCATCGTCCAGCTGACTGTTCTCAGGATGCTCTGCTCTAGGCTATAAGGGGCTTTCCAACCCAGCTCAGCCATCTTTACCCCATCAAGTGCATAGCGAAGGTCATGCCCAGGACGGCTAGAGTGAAAGTCTACGAGTTCGAAATTGAGTTCCTTACCCATAGCTGTTGCTATCATCTGGGCCATCTCAAGGTTGTTAACCTCACTCTCTCCTACGACATTAAAGCGTGGCATATCTGCTTCACCTGGTATGTACTTAGCGAAGTCTACGTTCTTGAGCAGAAACAAGAGTGCATCAGCTTGATTCCGAGCGTGTAGGTAGTAACGTGAGCCGATAACTCCTTCAGCCGAAGCGTGGATTGTCATTGGTTCGCCAGCGGCTACCTTTTGCATTACCATGGGCATGAACTTCTCTGGGTCCTGCATCTCCCCAATGATGTTCATAGTGTTCGATATGGCGACCTCTAAGCCATAGGTGCGTCGGTAGGCATAGATGATAGACTCCTGAGCACTCTTCGATGCTGAGTATGGATTCGATGGGCGATGTGGTTCCCCCTCTTTATGATTGTGGTCGATAGCTGGGCCATAGACCTCATCGGTGGATACATGCAGCATTTTCGCTGGGTAGCGACGAACATAATCCAGCACAGTTAGAACTAGAGCTACATTGTTCTCCACGAACTCCCGTGGCTGTTCAATAGAACGGTCGACGTGTGATTCGCTTGCAACGTTTAGCACATAGTCTACTTTGCCAATGTCGTGAGCTAGTTGGTCGCTGATGGGCGCACGTAAGTCGTGCATGAGAACCTTAAGTCTATTCCAGTCTTGCCCCTCCATCTGTTGGGTAATCCTATCGCTCTTACCCATATGCCTAAACGAACATAACGACACTACTTCCCAGTCTGTCGTAACCATGATGTGCCTTAGTACATGTGAACCGACGAAGCCGCTTGCACCGGTAAGTAAAACTCGCTTCATTGTATCCTCCTAAGTTACTCTTAGTATGTATATAGTGCCCTTGATTTGTTGGCCTACGCTATATATAGTAGTTCTTATGGTTTGGACAAAAGAATACACAAGAGAATACAATCGCAAGTACCAGGAAGCTAATAGAGAGCGACTTAGAGAGAACGCCCGCAAGTGGCGGGAGGCGAACCCTGACAAGGTGAAGGCGTCTAGGGAGAGACAGAAGGAATCTAGCAGAATAAGGTCTAGGAAGTGGTTAGAAGACCCAGATAATAAGCTCCATTCTTCTAAAGTCAAACGCGAGTACTGGAAGAAGAACAAGTCCGTATTATACGAACGTAACAGGGCTAGAGTCCTTAAAGACCATGAGGCCTACAAAGAGTACATGCGTGAGTATGCCGCAAAGAACAAAGAGGCTGCCTATAAACGTGCTAAGCAGTGGAAGCTTGATAACCCAGATAAGGTTAAACTTAACAACGCTAAACGTAAGGCGCAGAAGCTAGGCACCAAGGTTGGGCGAATAAGTTTTCAAGCCATTAAAGAAAAAGGAATGGTGTGCGGTATATGCGGCGGCCCAGTAGAGGGTAAATACCATTTTGACCATATTATCCCCCTTGCACGCGGGGGTACTCATACCCAGGACAACCTACAGATAGCTCATCCTAGTTGTAACCTTAGTAAGAAGGCGTCGTTAGATTACAAACCAAAGCAAAAAGCTCCCGAAGGAGCTCTGTGCTAGTTGGTTACAGACTCGGTTAAACCGAGCTTCCGACCTTATACGTAACTTGACGATTCTCGTCTAGCATTTTATTAGTATATGTCAATTTGTAACCCACCGTTGCGTACTGGTTGAGTGGGTTCGAAGTATCTTGTTCGCCAGATTTCTTGACGTACGTGTGTACGCCTCCGTCGAAGTCGACAACACCGAAAGCACCTTTAGCAAGCAAGTGTGTGCT